TGCGGATGCCGACAAAGTTCCGGCATATTCCCAGTCTATATACTGTGCCATTTTTTGTCGTTCATATTTCTCTACTGCTATTTGAACTAACAACTCCTTATGATCAATAGCATTCGTTTTTCTATTTAACTCTAGTTCTCTTTTTAAAGCTATATTTAACTCAGGATCATTTATTTCTAATGTCGTTTTAGTTGTGCGAATAATATTTTTGATTTCGAGAGATACACGATTTGCAGCTGCGTTCACAAAGGGAAATCTTGCATTCATTTTATTATAGACAGAAGTTTATAATAAAAATCAATTTTATGTGGTTAAAAGCTGGTCTTGTAATCATTCAACACTTCAATCTTGTTTTTTTCCTTTGCTATTATCCTCTGAAATTTCGATAACATTAGTACCTTCCTTTTCTTTATTTATCGTTAATTCAGATAAACCATGATCTGATTCTTTGTGGTCAATCACAACATTATCACCTTCAAACAATTCCCTCCTAACATCAGCCGCAGTCACATTCTCACCTAAATTGGTTTCAAATGTATCCACATTTTTAATATTCACTAAATCACCATTCTTATTAATCGTTTGCGTTAAAACATTACCACTTTCAGCAGCTTTTTTCTTATTATCTTCCATAGCTTTTACTTTGGTCTCGCGGACCCGTTTTTCAAATTCATTTTTAGCCTTTTCTTCATTTTTAATCTTTTCATGCATCAACTGATTCAATTCAGGTTCCATATAATCAACCCTACCTGTTTTATATGATTCTGGGTGGAAGGGCATCCATAATCCAATTGGTCCTACGTAAACATCATGATTTGGGTCAATTTCTCGTAGCATTTTACATCTTAATTCAGCTTCTTGTTGTGAAGGATAAGATCCTCTTATCTTTATTCCTCTAATACTTGTTTGAAACGAATAAGTTTCATTAAAAGCTTCATCTAATCTTGTTTCATTTGAATCTAAATATGTTTTAAATTCATCATCTAACGTTGTTTGAAATAAACCAGATCTTTCACTTTCACAAAAATCTTTTAAATCTTTAGTTAAATCATCAAAGTTTAGACTATATTTGTATGAAATGAAATTCAAGAATTGGTTATATTTTTCTAGAGATTTAGACATATCCCATTGTTTTAGGAATTCATTAAAATAGAATAACTCTTTTTGTTGAATTATTTTTTCTGGAGAAATAAAAGAAATACATGCGAATTTTTGTCCAGCAATAGGTTTATCTTCGTCTAACACATCTACATATTTAGGATTTTCATTTCCATCTAAATTTAGTTTATATTCTACTCCTTCTGGTTGTTTAGATAAGTCATTCATCTTTGTGTATTAAAAGAATATAATTTTAAGTGTTTTACCGCAAATATATTTTTTTCTTGTTATTTATTATAACATGGGCTTTGACAGTGGATTAAATCTAGGCGAATTACTTAAACGAGCTATTAAATACCTTGTAGAGGGTTTAATGGTAGCTATTGCTGCATTTGCTATTCCCAAAAAGTCATTAAATCTTGATGAAGTTGCTCTTATTTCTCTAACCGCCGCTGCTACATTCAGTATTTTAGATACCTACGTTCCTGCTATGGGTGTAAATGCTCGTTCTGGAGCTGGTCTTGGTATTGGTGCCAATCTTGTAGGATTTCCTAGGTAAATAAATATGATATTTGATTTATAATTCAATATCATATAGTCGGAATAAATTCCCAATTTAATTCTGAACAAATTTTTTTCCATATTTCATCTTGTTCAATACGTTTCTCTCTATCTTTTAGCATAGGGAAAAATGGTAAAAATTGCTGTTGATCTAATAATTCACAAAGTTTATACACAGTATAATAATAATTTAAAAAATTAACTCTATCTTCTGGACAATACCTGGCATATGGTCCTTGTATTTCCATAAATAAATTGCATAAAGTTTCTTCTAATTCTGGACTCATAATAGGTGGTTTAATACCTAATTTATCTTTAATAAAAGGAATGTGTTCATAATATTTGTTATATCCTAATTTTTTTAAGATATCTTTAGCTTTTTTATTCGTAATTTGTTCTAGACTAATTCTTTCCTTTTTAATTTGTAAACGTATATTTTCTAAGACTTCTTCTGGAATTTGTGTAGTTTCCTTTGCTTGAAATTGGGCTAATATTTCTCTAAAATGATTAATGCGTTTATAAGCATAAAAACATACTTCCTTAGGAGGTTCTTTATAGGATGGTTTTTCATTTTCTACCAAATATTTAGTACTACAAAAACAAGTATTACATATTAATATTCCCTCATGTTCTTCTGGTATTAATTCTCCTTTCAGACAGCTACGACATATACTGGTTTGCACTACAAAATTACCCACATCTAAAAATGACTCATCGACATTAGAAAGATATTTTTGTATATTTGTTATTTCATTGGATGATTTAGAAACGTTATCTTTATTTACCTTAAAAAAATTATCTAAAATGGTAGTTTTATTTGTACCTTCGGCTATTTTCTTTTTATTTTCAAAATAATCAAATACATAATAAGAATTATTTAATAAATATTCTCTTTCATTACGTTTGAGTAATTTTATTTGTTCAATTAATTCTTTTAGACGATCCTCTATATCTAATCTTTCTTCGAGTGATAAATCTTCATTATTTAATTTCGCTTTTAATAATCGTTTTTCCTTTTTTAAAATAGGTACATTATTATCATTATTATTTTTAAATTCATCCAAAAATTCGTTATGTTTACAATCTAATGTTGTATTAGTATTTTTTGGTACTAAAATTTTTTTTGTATTTTTTGGCTTAAATGTTGGCATGATTAATATATTTAAATTATATCTATTTATTTAATTAAAAATTCATCAATAGTATTTTAATCGTGTTCTTTTCTTTATTTTGTTTTCTATATTACAAATAATGGATACTATTAATGTTTCAACTACTCAAAATGTAGAAATAGATTATATTCAGTTACAAAAAATGGCTTTTATTTATAACGCTATACATTCCGGATGGAATGTTTCGTTTAAAGGAGACTCATATGTATTTACTAAGAAACACGAAGGGAAAAAAGAAATTTTTCTTGACACCTATATGAAGTCATTTATAGAAAAACATATGAATATTGATAATATTCATAATTAAACCTTAATTCTTATTTTTTTTTCTTTAGCAATAATATAACATGGGAGGTGGATTAATGCAACTTGTAGCCTACGGTGCCCAGGATGTATATCTTACGGGTAACCCACAGATTACTTTCTGGAAGGTGACGTATCGTCGCCACACCAACTTCGCAATGGAGTCGATTGAGCAGACTTTCAACGGACAAGCTGATTTCGGACGTCGTGTAACATGCACAGTAAGTCGTAATGGTGACCTTGCTTACCGCACTTACTTTCAGGTAACTCTTCCTGAGATTAACCAACAAATGATGAACAGCACAACAGGACCCGCGCCAAACGATGGTGTCTATGCTCGTTGGCTTGATTTCCCAGGAGAGCACATGGTCTCTACCGTAGAGGTAGAGATTGGTGGACAGCGTATTGACCGCCAATACGGTGACTGGATGCACATCTGGAATCAACTCACTCTTTCAAAGGAGCAGGAACGTGGTTACTACAAAATGGTCGGAAACACCACTCAGCTTACATACATCACCGATCCTTCGTTCGCAAACATCGATGGTCCTTGTGACTCCGATGCTCCTCGCCAGGTATGTGCTCCTCGTAACGCTCTTCCTGAGACCACTCTTTATGTACCATTCCAGTTCTGGTACTGCCGCAACCCAGGACTTGCTCTTCCTTTAATTGCTCTTCAGTACCACGAAGTAAAGATTAACCTTGACATCCGTCCTATTGATGAGATGCTCTGGGCAGTAAGTTCCCTTTCGTGCGTGGAGGACTCAGACGACAACGCCGGATCGCCTGGGGCTAAGGTAACAACCGCCTACAACCAGTCGCTTGTAGCAGCATCGCTTTACGTAGATTACGTATTCCTTGACACCGATGAGCGCCGCCGTATGGCCCAGAACCCACATGAGTACCTCATCGAGCAGCTCCAATTCACCGGCGATGAATCGGTTGGCTCCTCATCGGGTTGGCTCCTCGTCGAACAAGATTAAGCTTAACTTCAACCATCCTTGCAAGGAGCTCATCTTTGTTGTACAGCCTGACGCCAACGTAGATTATTGCGGTTCGCTTGAGTGTGGTTCAATTCTTTACAGAACTCTCGGTGCCCAACCATTCAACTACACCGACGCCGTTGATGCTCTCCCGAACTCGATTATGGCATTCGGTGGTCCCAACAGTGTTGCTGAGGGAGGAGCTGACGGAAACGCTTTCATTAGTGGATCAGGTCTTTTCGCTGATCCTGGAGCCGTTGATGTTAGTTACGCTGAGTTCTGGAACAACGCAGCTGGAACAGGAGCCAGCTACAACAGCGGAGGCGGAGGCGGAGCTGTGAACCAGGCCGGAGGAGTCACCAGCGGCGGCTTTGATAATGGACTTGGCGATGGCGCCACCGCAAGTCAGCTTGTCAACTCGGGAGTATCGGATGCTGGCACCTTCGTACTCGCTGAGACCGCTCTTGACATGCACTGCTGGGGTGAGAACCCAGTCGTTAC